AGTCATTTAGCTGGTGGTGATATTGTATTCACAGACGGTGAAAATGGTCCATTATCTAAATTGTTTACAGCTGATGTTACAGCAAACTATCACATGACAGATGATGGTTCGTCAACAATCGCTAGCTTATGGGTATCAACAATCGCTGGACAAGGATTTATTGTTCCAAGTTTAACACCTCCAACAACAACTCCAGAAGATCAAACACTATGGTATAACAGCGACATTACTGAAGTTGATATTATGGTAAATGCTGGTCCTGGTAACGGTTGGGTAGGTTACAGAACCGCTCACGGTAAAGCTGTAGTTAATGGCGGAGTAAGCCAAACAACAACAGACCTAATGGGCCCAATCGTAAGTGCAACAGCACCTAAGACACAACAAGACGGATCAACAGCACTAAGCCATGGTGATATTTGGGTTAGTACAGCTGATCTAGAAATGTTCCCAACAATCTATCGTTGGGACGAGTTGAACAAAAAGTGGGTTCAAATTGACACAGCAGATCAAACAACTAGTCAAGGTATTGTATTCGCCGACGCTCGTTGGAGTGACAACAGCATGTTAGGCACACCACAAACAGGTGCAGGTGCTCCAGATGCTATTGCTGATTTGTTAAACAGCAGTTATGTTGACCCAGATGTAGAAGATCCAGCATTATTCCCAACAGGAATTTTACTATGGAATCTACGTCGTTCAGGTTACAACGTTAAGAAATATGTTAAGAACTATATTGACACAACAGCATTAAACACAATGTACGGTAATGCGTTAATGACTAACTATCATCCAGATCGTTGGGTCAGTGATGCTCCAAACCAAATCGATGGTGCAGGAACATTTGGACGTAAAGCTCAACGTGCTGTAGTATTGAAAGCTCTAACAGCAACAATCGAAAGCAATCAAAACATTCGTCAACCAGACACAGTTATCTATAACTTGTTAAGTTGCCCAGGATACTTAGAAACACTAAGCCCATTAATCAGCTTGAATACAGATAACGGCCAATCAGCGTTCATCGTTGCAGATAGCCCAGCACGTTTAACACCGGATGCTACAAGTTTAAGCAACTGGGGTAACAACGTAAATGGTGCAGCTGTAGACGGAGACGAAGGTCTAATCGCTACAAACAGCTATGCAGCTGTTTACTATCCATGGGGTTACACACAAGACTTAACAGGTAACAATGTTGTTGTTCCTCCAAGTCATATCATGTTGCGTACAATCGCTCTAAGCGATAACGTTTCTTATCCATGGTTTGCACCAGCTGGTGTACGTCGTGGTGGTGTAACAAATGCTAGCTCAGTTGGTTATGTAGATGGTCAAACTGGTGAATTCCATACTGTTGCTCTAAACGGCGGACAGCGTGATACATTAGCTGGAATCCACGTTAACCCAATTACATATCTTGCTGGAACAGGTTTGGTATGTTATGGACAATACACACGTCAATTAGTAGCAAGTAGCTTAGATCGTATCAACGTTGCACGTCTAGTAATTTACTTACGTTACCAATTGAATAAGATTGCTAAACCATTCATATTTGAGCCTAACGATACAATTACACGTAACGAAATCAAGCAACAAATTGAAAACATGCTTCTTGAATTAGTTGGTCAACGTGCGTTATACGACTTCTTAGTTGTATGTGATAAATCAAATAACACACCAGCTAGAATCGATAGAAACGAGCTGCATGTCGACATAGCAATCGAACCGGTCAAATCAGTTGAGTTTATCTATATCCCAATGCGTCTAGAAAACACTGGTGCTATAGCTGGTCTTGGCGCATAATTAGGAGAACATAAATGGCAATCGCAGCATTATCAAATTTTACAGTACCACTAGCTAGTGACCAAAGTGCAGGTTCACAAGGCATGCTAATGCCTAAACTGAAGTATCGCTTCAGATTGAACTTTGAAAACTTTGGAAAATCTAGCCCAACAACAGAACTTACAAAACAAGTTCAAGAAGCGGCTCGTCCAAGCGTCAAGTTTGCAGACCAAGTAATTGATATCTACAATAGTAAGATTCACTATGCAGGTAAACCAACTTGGGATCCTATCACAATTAAATTGCGTGATGATGTTACTGGAGCTGTTACTACACTAGTAGGCGAACAAAACCAGAAACAATTCGACTTCTTCGAACAAAGTTCTGCAGCTGCAGCTGGTGACTACAAGTTCACACTACGCATTGAAATGCTTGATGGCGGTAACGGCTCAAGTGCTCCAGTTGTGTTAGAAACATGGGAACTTTATGGTTGCTATCTAGCAAGCACAAACTGGGACGATATCAAATACAGCGAACAAGGTGCTGCAACAATCACCATTAGCATTCAATTTGATAACGCAGTTCAAACAACTGGCGGATCATTAGGATCACCAACACCAGTTAGATTGACTCCTGGCGGCACAAACAGTATTGGTAGTTAATTAAGAAAGCCTAGGCAACTAGGCTTTTTTATTGACTGATCATTAAATGCTCAGTTTATTTTTTCGATAAATATTAGCATGGCCTTCACTCCAAATTCTGAATTAAAATCTAATACACCTATGGTGTTTAAAGATTGGCAACATGCAGCCGATCTGTTTAATGTTGACCAGTTTAGACTAGCTCCAAAAAGCAACTTCTTATTCCATGTGGCTTTTGGAATAAATCAAGGAGCATTACAAAATGCACAGTTAGTTCAACGCTATGGCCAAGAAATAAACATGTTGGTTAAGAATATCGACCTTCCAAGTTTTGGTATTCAAACAGAAGTTTTAAATCAGTATAACCGTAAAAAAGTAGTACAGTATCAAGCAAAGTATAACGAAATTGGTATCAAGTTCCATGACGATAATATGGGCTTGATTAATCAGCTGTGGCAAAATTACTTTACCTACTACTATGCAGATTCTAGAAGTGCTACTAAACCAGGAGCATTTGCTAGAAACGCTACTCAAGGATATAGTAGTGCCATGCCAACTCCTTACGGATTTGATAACGGAAGCACACAGCCATTTTTTAACTATATTAAAATTTATCAAATGGCACGTCATGAATATGTTTGCTATCAATTATACAATCCTATAGTGACCAGTTGGAACTATAACAAAGTAGATTATAGTAATACAGGTGTACACGACTTTGATATGAAAATTATCTACGAAGCTGTTAGTTTCAGCGCAGGCGCTGTCGAAGCTGGTATGCCAGAAGGATTTGGCCTAACACACTATGATAATAATCCAAGTTCTCTAACTGGTACTACTAGTGCAACCGCTGGCGGCCCAAGTTTTGTAAACTCCATAGATTCAAGTACTATAGCACCGGGCGTGTTACAAAATGCAATTAATACAGTTAATCAAAATCAAAATTCAAGCGGTGGCATAGGAGTAGGCAACTTGGTTGCAGGAGCAGGCTTATTAACGGCAGGTATTGGCTTATTCAACGCTGTCGGCGGGTTGAGTGGTATTGGCAGTGCTATTAGTGGTGCGGCTAGTGCTGTAGGCGGAGCAATTAGTGGTGTTGCAGATACTTTATTCCCAGGTTCTAATAAAAATGCTACTGATTCTAATAGTACTACAAATGACGCAAACACTACTCAATCATCAAGCGATAGTCCAGCACCAAGTAACGATCCTGAACAATCAAATCCAGGAAGTGCAAGTTCTGATGAAGCAGCTCCAGTAAATACTCAAGACGGTACAGGTACTCCAAGCAATCCGTCCGACGAAGAAAGCGGAACATAATATGATAAGAACTAACTTACCTCAACAACCACAAACTAACGTACAAAGTGTACGTACTTTCTTTGATAATTTTTTTACAAAGACAGTAAGTTTTCCAGCAGAGCAGATCGATGCTACAGTAGCTTTTTTTGCTAAAAGAGGATTTGATACTAATAGTGCAAACAGTATTGCTATTACATTATTAAATCAAGCTAGAAAAGAAAACGTCCCTGTTTTTTCTTTAATTGATAGTTTGAAAGGCTTGACTGATATTCAGTTAACACAAGTGTTAACACAGGTGTTAAATGCCAGTAGAGAAAAAACTAGTCTGCTAGGTTATAGGATTGCACCAGCTACAGATAGTTTTGAATCGCGCAATATACTAGTGTAATATGGCTAAATTTGCTCGTGGAAAATTCGTAATGAAGAACCCTGGGAAATATGTAGGAACTAAAACTCCTACATACAGATCCAGCTGGGAACATACATTTATGAATTTCTGCGATACTAATCCTAGTATAATCAAATGGGCTAGCGAAGCTATACAAATCCCCTACAGAGATCCCCTAACTAACAGACAAACTGTTTATGTTCCAGATTTCTTTATACAATATGTAGATAAGAAAAATCATGTACTGGTTGAACTAATTGAAATTAAACCAGCTAGTCAAACAATATTAGAACGTGTGGGCAAGAACAAATACAATCAAGCACAGTTTGTTAAAAATCAAGCCAAATGGGCTGCGGCAACCCTTTGGTGCAGACAACAGGGCATAAAGTTCCGTATTCTTAACGAAAATGATATCTTCAGCAAGGTATAAGCATAAGTAATGTTATGACAATATATCTTTATAAAAAGACTCATAATATTACAGGTTTACAATACCTAGGCAAAACTATATCTAAAGATCCATATTCTTACACAGGTTCAGGTGTAAGATGGACTAATCATTTAAAAAAACATGGGTAAATGTGGCGCCAGCAATCGTGGAAAAACTTGGAAATTGTTAGACGGCAAAAGAATTTGGATAGAAAAGGAATCGGCATGACAAAAAAGTTGGAGGAAATTCTCAACTTACCTGAAAGCAAGAAAATTGTTAAACAGGAAGAAAAGAATCAGTTAAAAGCCGAAATGGCCGCTCCATTTTTGCGGGACATTAATGAGTTTGATAAAATTTCTGCAGCTTTGCCCCAAGTCAAAGGACTGGGCGACGCAGGCGATTCTGAGTTAGATGAACTAGCACGTAAGGCTACAGAAGCATACGATGATATTATGGATTTGGGTATGAACGTAGAAGCACGTTATAGTGCTCGTATGTTTGAAGTAGCGGCCAGCATGTTAAAGAATGCTATTGACGCTAAAACAGCCAAATTAGACAAAAAATTAAAGATGATTGATCTACAGCTTAAAAAGCAAAAGTTAGATCAAGATGCAAACAGCGCAGACGAGGGTGTAACAATCCAAGGTGACGGAGTTATTATCACAGACCGTAACAGTCTGCTAGAAAAACTCAAGCAGATGAAATAAATACAGTACTGGGATTAACATATGAAATCATTTAAAGACTACCTGACAGAAAGTGTCAAAATTTACGAGTTTAAAGTAAAGATCGCTGGCGAATGTCCAACAGATTGTGCCTCTAAACTTAAATCTGCTCTTGCACAATTTCACGTACAATCGTGCAGTGCTGGCAAAAGTACACCAATTCAAGAGCGTCAATCAGAATTTCCTGAACACAAAAACGTTGCTACAACAGTATTTGATGTTGTAACAAGTTATCCGGCAACTAGTCTTCAAGTACGCGATATGGTCAGCGAACGACTAGGTATTCCTTCTGCTAACATAAGAGTTAGAAATTTACAAGAAGAATTAGAAGACGAAATCAATCATCAACACGATAAAAGAACACACAAGTCTGTAATTGGTACAGACTATGAGCCAAGTAATCATCAAGATTTAGTTGGCGATAAACGTAAGATGAATTTTTTACAAGAATTAAACAAAGACAAAAAATCAATGGAACAATACACCGGTGTTAACGATGAATTGTTTTCTAAAACAGGTAACTCAAAGAAACAGCCAGAAATGTCAACTGAAGCTAAGGCTGGAAAAAGTGTAGTTGGCTCTAGCAAAGTGAAACTTCCAGATCCAATGCGAGGAGCATAATATGAACTATAAAGATCTTTTAACAAAATTACAAGCAATCGAAGAAGGACATACTCCACCGATTGCACCAACACATACCGATGGTCCTGCAGAAGAAGAAATGATGGGCATCTCTCTTCCAATGCCAGGCATGATTGGTCACGAAGAAGCACCTAAACAATCTGACAATGTTAGCATGAATGTTAGTTTAAATGGTCAAGGTGCTGGCGGTGTACGCGATCTAATGAACATTCTTCATAACATTGAAAAAGGTGCAACTGGTGCAGAGCATGATGATATTGTGTTTGGCGAGCCGGGCGAACAACACGAAAGACATCCACACATCGGTGATGATGAAATGGAAGAAACAATGGGCGACAATGGCCAAACATTTGGTAATAGTGTCCATGGTGATCATGGCACACACGTACACGGTATCGATGCTGTTACAGCTACAGGCGATGATTTGGCTAGCAAAGGCAAAGCAAGTCCACTACAACGTGCTCCAGGCGTTAACCCATTACGTAGACCAATGGAAGAAGGTCTAGTTAAAAAATTACAAAATTTATATAACGAAATTAAAACACGTGATTTAAATGAAAATGTATTGACGGATGAAACAGGCCATACAATGCAACATATCTTGCACACACATCAGCGTGATGTTAGAGATTTTGAACAAAACGGCGATATGAGCGATAGCTTGTACGATGCACTATACGATTATTACTTTGACGATATGCCATACGGTGTTAAGAAAGCTCGCGATGGCGACCCGTACGAGTGGATTAGTGATCGTTTTGCAGATGATTTAGGCATTAGTGAAACAGTAGCAATGAATCAACAAGTTGAAGAAAATCAAGCAGGGCACGACTATCAAACTGGTGAGCCTTTAAAACAAGGCCCGGACGGCAAATGGTATAACAGCAAAGGCGAAGAACGTGATCCTATGCATGGCGGGCCATTACGTCCTGATGGAAGTGCAACACTTAGAAGTTTAGTACCTAAACCTCCTAAACCTTCGGCAAATATGGATAAACCTAATCCAGCACCAACACAACCTACAAATATTACACCACCTGCAAATTCAGATAACAGTAAAATATCTATAAACATGCCAGAATCGGTACAGCTAGCAGAAATGTTGAAGATTGCAGGATTAAAATAAAAGTTTCGTCGCAGTTAGCACTCTGTTTAACAGTGCCAAATAGCTCCGTAGGGAGCTATTTTTTTCGGTAAATTTTCTAGAAGGTATTTTAACTAAGATATATAAATAACTTTATGTTTAAAGAAAACAAATATTATCGATGGTATTTTCAAATAATTAAAAACGCTCAGGGCCGCGTATTAGATATATACAGCGAGACTCATCATATTATACCTAGATGTTTAGGAGGTAATGATTCTAGAGAAAATTTAGTAGAATTAACAGCAAGAGAACATTTTATTTGTCATTGGCTGTTGACAAAATTTGTGTTAATTGGCAAAGAAAAAATGGATTATGCGTTATGGTTAATGATAAATGTAGAAAATAAGCTCCAAGAACGTTACAAAATTAATTCTAAAACTTATGAAATTTTAAGGACTAAACTTTCTAAAACATTTAGTAAACAACATACGGGCAGGAAAATGTCCGAAGAAACTAAACGAAAGATTAGTGAAACAAGGAAAAAGAAATTTAAAGACGGCACATTGGAAATAAAAGTATATGATACTACTAGAAAAAAACTTTCTAAAAATCGTTCTGGGTATAAACATACACAAGAAACAAAAGATAAAATAGGAAATGCTCATCGAGGAAAAGTAATATCCGATGAACAGAAACAGACATTGTCCGAAATCAATACTGGCAAACAATGGGCAGAAGAGACAAGAACAAAACTTAGCAATACCCTTAAAGATGATTATAAATTGGGAAAACGTGTTCCTTGGAATAAAGGAAAAACTTGGAGTAAAGGGATTGTAAATGGCTAAAAGTTTGGATGGGGTACTTACAAAAAAAGCACATACAAAAGAAAAGTTCACAGAAGAACAAGTACAACACTTGCTGGCCTGTGCTGACCCAAAGGACGGCTATCTTCACTTTGCCAAAAACTTTTTTCATATTCAGCATCCTGTTAAAGGCAAAGTAAAATTTGAACCTTTTGAATATCAGGAAAGATTGCTGAGTGCATATCACGATTATCGTTTTAACATCAATATGCTACCACGTCAAAGTGGTAAGACCACTTGTGCATCAAGTTATTTGCTTTGGTACGCTATGTTTCATCCAGATCAAACCATCTTGGTGGCAGCACACAAGTACACAGGTTCACAAGAAATCATGCAACGTATTCGTTATGGATACGAATTGTGCGATGACTACATACGTGCAGGTGTTGTAAACTACAACAAAGGGAGTATTGAATTTGAAAATGGCTCAAGAATTGTATCAGCTACTACTACTGGCAATACCGGTCGTGGTATGTCCATATCCTTACTATATTGCGATGAGTTTGCCTTTGTACAACCCAACATTGCTACGGAATTTTGGACATCAATCTCGCCAACACTAGCAACTGGTGGTCGTGCAATTATTACAAGTACACCAAACAGTGATGAAGATGAATTTGCTATCATCTGGAAAGAAAGTCAAGACAAGTTTGATGCCCATGGCAACGAACGTACAGACGGCAAAGGTCGTAATGGATTTCATGGATTCCGAGCCGAGTGGTGGGAACATCCAGATCGTGACGAAGCGTGGAAAGAAGTTGAAACAGGGCGTATTGGTGTAGAACGTTTTCGTCGTGAGTACGGTTGCGAATTCCTAGTATATGATGAAACACTTATCAGTAGTTTAAAACTTGTAGATATGGTAGGAAGAGAACCTCAATTTAAAATGGGGCAAGTGCGTTGGTGGAAGAAGCCAACACAGGGTAATGTATACCTTGTAGCACTGGATCCTAGTTTAGGAACTGGTGGAGATTATGGTGCTATTGAAATTTTTGAAATGCCCAGTATGACACAAGTAGGCGAATGGCAACATAATATTACACCTATTCAACAGCAAGTTAAAATATTCCGCGATATATTAAAATACATTTCAGACGAGTTAGGCGGGGAAAGTTTTAATCAAATCTACTGGAGTGTAGAAAATAACACAGTAGGAGAAAGTGCGCTGGTAGTTATTAACAACTTAGGAGAAGAAACATTTCCGGGTGTATTCTTGAGCGAGCCCGCACGTAAAGGGCATGTGCGTAAATTCCGCAAAGGTTTTAATACTACATTTGGAACTAAAATTAGCACATGTGCTAAGGTAAAATACCTAATAGAAGAAGAAAAAATGAAGCTAAACAGCCGTCCTTTAATTAGCGAACTTAAAACATTTATTGCTAAAGGAACAAGTTTTGCAGCTAAAGAAGGGCAACACGATGATTTAGTGTCTGCATTATTACTGGTAGTTCGTATAAGTCAAGTATTAGCAGAATGGGATCCAGCTGTGTTCGAGCAACTAAGGGTCAGTAGCGACTGGGAAAACGACACCGAGTTTGAACCACCGTTGCCCATATTCATATCATCAAGTATCGGATAAATATAACATGAATACGAATTTAGATAAAATTGCACTTGATCTGTATGGAAAAATACAGACTCGTTTTCCTGACATTAAACTTGGGGACGAACATGCGGAAGTACTGAGTAAAAAATCAGACATTCCTAATGCTCGTTTTTTTGAGTTTGAATATAAAGATAATGGTAGAAGTTTAGGCACTATTGCAATCACACTAGACGAAGACGACGGTATTATTGTACAAATTAGTGGTGATATTGCCAATAAGCAACACGAAGGTGCATTTAAATTTATTCGTAGCTTTAGACAATTTGCTAAAGATCGTTTAATTAACTTTGACGTACAAAATATCGGAAAAGACAATTTAGACAAACGCGATTATCAGTTTCAATCGAAACCCAAGGAACAATCTATGGAACCTATGATGGAAAGTAAAATGTATGGCACAGCTCGTATGAGTTATCAAGATTTAGGCGAAGCTAAATTAATTATTAAACATAGCCAACCTATCAACCCAGAAGTGCCAGCTGGACGTACAATGCATATTGAAAGTATCTATGTTGAAAATGCCGACGGTGAACGTTTCAAATTTCCCTATAAACATCTAAATGGTGCCCGTGCTCTTGCAGAACATTTAAAGCACGGCGGAAATCCTTATGATAGTATTGGTCAATATATTAGCAACCTAAGTGAAGAACTAGCACAACTACGCAAATTCAAAGGTTATGTATCACGTAATTCTTCTTTGTCGGAAGCAATGGGCGATATTACAAGTAAGGTAATGGAACGTATTGAACAAGTTAAGAAAGAAGTATATTCTCTACAACGTCCTAGTTTTTATGAACAGTTTGCAGAAGCATTTGAAGCTCGTGAAGATCAAATGATTCCAGAAGAAATTATGAGTGATTGGATCGATCGTTTGACAATCCGTACATTTAACGAAGATTTAAAAACAGCATTTCCTTACATTTTCCGATTAGTTGACGAAAGCGAAATTCCAGTCAAAGAATTATCAGCAGATGATATTCTAAGCGAATTGCGTTCTGAAGAAAAAGACGAGCATGGTAATGTTGTTCGTTGGAAGGAAGAAGGCGAATGGACACCTGTTAAGAAAGAAAAAAATGGTCGTGGCAAAGTTACTAACCTAAGTGATAAAGCTCGCCGCGAAACAGAAAAAATGTCTAAGAAAGATGAAAGTTTAGATCCAGAAGGAAGATTTGAAAATTTCATGGATAGCTTAGTTAACGAAGACGACGAACAAGAAGGTGAAAACACTTTGTTCAGTCCTAACGCAAGTACACAGCAAAGTGCTATTGACAAATTTAATGAAATCATGAAGACCGAATTAAAAGGCGGCCCAGAAGGAATTAATATTATCGATAGTCTAAAAGGCATCATTGACGATCCTGAATTTTTAGAAAAGATGAAGGATATTGATCCTGATTTAGATGCACGTGGTGTAATACAAACAGAATTAAATGCTATGGCCGAAAATGATCCTGCTGTAGCTAGAATTATTCCACAGTTAGATTTTAAAGGCGATGGCGGTGAAATTGGAGGACAAGATCTTCCACCAGAAGCAACTCCTCCAGCACCTGCACCTGATGCAACAGCAGGAGCAACTCCTCCAGCACCTGCACCTGATGCAACAGCAGGAGCAACTCCTCCAGCGGTTCCTCCAGCACCGCCAGTTGCTGAAAGTATTAGTTCAGCAAAACTAAAAGCTAAATTTATTAAAGCAAAAGAGTGTGGTGCAACATTAGAAACTAAGATGGATTTTGGACATAGAGAAATGACGCTGCATGATGCTATGAAAGAATGTGGTATTAGACCTATGGAATGTGGATTTGACGACGGAGAAGAACATTCCGGAGAATCTGGGGTAGATCAAATGTTAAAAGACATTTCAGGTTTTTGGAATCATGAAGATAAAAATTTCACTATAGGCGGAACTCGTGCTAAGATTAAACTTATCAAAGGATTTAAAGACGGTGCTTATCCTAACGCTATGGAAGAAGATTTGCATCATGTTATTGGATTAATTGATAAAATGGATCCGAGTGGTCATAGCGAATTGGGACATATTAAACATTTAGCCGGTGTACATCATGGCGGCGAAATGGATGAAGGTTCCGAGCAAGACGATTTTGCTAAACTAATGGCTCAGTTTAAACAAATGCATCCACAAGCCGATGTTGGCAAAATGATGCAACAAATTCAGAATGATCCTAATGCTAAAATTACTCATAACAATACTAGTTCTGGAACTATTGATGGTCACCCAGCAAGTTATGACGATGCTATGAGTAAATTTAGAGGCATAGCCGGCAACATGGGTTTTGATGCTAGCGGTGATGATCCAGTTGGCGGCATGATGAAAGGCATACAAGGTAAATTAGGCGGCATGATGAACGGCGCTAAAGGCATGCAAGGACAAAGCGGAATGCCACAAGGAAAAGGAATGCCTGACATGAGTAACATGATGAAAGATATGAATATGCCAGGAATGAATGAAGATGCTGAATTAGCAGCCATGTTAAAAATTGCAGGATTAAAGTAAGGACACAAAATGAAAAAACGTATTACAGAATCTCAATTAGCTGAAAAAGTTTCCAAGCTAAGAGAAAAGATGGCTCAATTAGAGAGTCAACAAGTTAACGAAGTTGACTGGGGTGCAATGGCTAATAATGCTTGGAAAGGTATTAAAGGTGCAGGTAGTGCAATTGGTAACGCACTAAACACAACCGGCGGCAAAATAGCAGGCGGTGCAGCATTAGGTGCAGGTGCGTTAGCAGCTGGACAAGCACTAACAAAACCAGGTGCTCCGGCGGCAGGTGCTAAGTCAGATCCAGCCACAAAAGCATTACAAGATAAATTAATTGCGGCAGGTGCAAAAATTAAAGCAGACGGAATTATGGGTCCAGCAACACAAGCGGCTATGAAACAATTTCCACAAGCATCTGGCGGCAGTGCAGCAGAAACGGGAACTACAGCTCCTACAGCTCCTACAGCTCCTACAGCACC